CAACGAGAACACAGATAATGAGAAGTCTCTCTGGCCAGCCCAGTGGAGCCTTGAAGCGTTAAAGAATACTAAAGCGTCTATTGACCCACGGTATTGGAATGCTCAATATATGCAGAAGCCGACATCAGATATGTCTGCTGTTATTAGTAGAAAAGATTGGCAGATATGGGAACACGACGACCCACCGCCTTGTGATTACATCATTCAGTCATGGGATACAGCCCACGAGACAAAGAACACAAGTGACTACAGTGCTTGCACAACTTGGGGCGTTTGGTATAACGACGAGGATAATGGAAACGCTAATTTAATTTTGCTTGACGCGTTTAAAGAACGTCTTGCCTTCCCGGATTTAAAGCAAGCGGCGCTAAAACACTATAAAGAGTGGAAGCCAGATGCGTTTATTGTGGAGAAAAAAGCAGCCGGAGCACCATTGATTCAAGAGCTACGTAGTATGGGTATACCTGTGCAGGAGTTCAGCCCCTCTCGAGGCAACGACAAAATGGTACGTTTAAATGCTGTCGCAGACCTGTTCACAAGTGGTAAAGTATGGGCACCAGATACACGTTGGGCACGCGATGTAATAGAAGAGGTTGCCTCATTTCCGGTTGGCGAACACGACGACTTTGTGGACACGTGCACACAAGCCCTGTTACGCTATCGTCAGGGCGGATTTATTAGTCTTGACTCGGATGAGAAAGATGATGATTACTTGTACAAACATCGCAGAAAAGCTGCGTACTATTAAGGATAGATGATGAGCATTGAAAAAAGTTTATATGAAGCGCCGATGGGCTTAGGCTCTTTAGAGGCAGAACCGGACATTGAGATTGAGATTGAGGACCCAGAAGAAGTAAGAATAAAAATGGGTGGGTTTGAGCTCGATTTAAAAAAAGGCGAGGATGACGAAGACTTTAACGTCAACTTAGCTGAAGTTATGTCTGAGAGTGATATTCAGTCTTTGGCTGGTGATTTGTCTGAAGATATTGATAATGACATCGCATCTCGCAAAGACTGGGAAGAGATGTATCGCGACGGTATTACGTTACTTGGTTTGAAGTTTGAAGAAAGAACTGAACCATGGGATGGCGCTTGTGGCGTATTTCACCCGATGATTACAGAGGCAGTTGTGCGTTTCCAGTCAGATACGATTATGGAGACATTCCCAGCTAAAGGACCTTGCCGTACACAGATTATTGGTAAAGAGACTACTGAGAAGAAAGAAGCTGCAGTACGTGTTCAAGATGACATGAACTATCAGTTGACAGAGAAGATGCCTGAGTATCGTCCAGATCACGAGAAGATGTTATGGAACTTGCCAGGTACTGGTTCTGAGGTTAATAAGGTCTACTATGACCCATCATTACAACGTCAAGTATCCATATTTATTCCTGCAGAAGATGTAATTTTGCCTTACGGTACTAGTGAGATTCATACTTGCCACCGTGTAACACATCGCATGCGTAAGACCAAGAACGACTTGCTTAAACTAATTAATGCTGGGTTTTATTGCGACGTTGAGCTAGGCGAGCCTACCAAATACTCAAGTGATATTCAAGAACGCAAAGATAAAGAGACTGGCTTCTCAGCTACATTTGACGACCGCTTTGAGCTTTATGAAAGTCACGTTGACTTAGACTTACCGGGGTATGAAGACAGAGATAAAGATGGTGAGTTAACAGGTATTGCGTTACCTTATGTAGTAACAATGATTCGCGGTACAAATCAAGTTTTAGCTATTCGCCGTAACTGGAAAGAAGAAGATTCATTAAAACTTAAGCGTCACCACTTTGTTCACTACCAGTATATTCCTGGCTACGGAGCTTATGGCTTTGGCTTGTTCCATTTGATTGGTGGCTATGCTAAATCTGCTACCTCTATAATGAGACAACTCGTTGACGCCGGTACTTTATCTAACCTACCTGGTGGTCTTAAAGCACGTGGATTAAGAATCAAGGGTGATGACACACCTATTGCTCCAGGCGAGTTCCGTGACGTGGACGTTGGTTCAGGTGCTATTCGTGACAATATCTTACCTCTTCCTTACAAAGAACCATCACAAGTCTTAGCAGGTTTGATGGACAGAATCGTTGAAGAAGGACGTCGCTTTGCGGCTACTTCTGATATGAAGATTGCTGATATGTCTAACCAAGCACCAGTGGGAACTACATTGGCTATCTTGGAAAGAACTTTGAAGGTGATGTCTGCGGTACAAGCCCGTGTTCACTATTCGATGAAGCAAGAGCTACAGCTTTTAGCTGGCATTATTCGTGACTACACAGATGATGAGTACACCTACGAGCCAGAAGAAGGTAGCTCAAGAGCAAAACGTTCAGACTACTCAATGGTTGATGTGTTGCCAGTTAGTGACCCTAACGCCGCAACTCTTTCTCAGCGAGTTGTTCAATATCAAGCGGTTATTCAGTTAGCCCAGCAAGCACCACAGATTTACAACCTACCTGTTCTGCATCGTCAGATGTTAGAGGTGTTGGGTATTAAGCATGCTGATAAGCTAGTTCCGTTGGAAGAAGACCAGAAACCTACAGACCCAGTTTCTGAGAACCAGAATGCACTACGTGGTAAACCACTCAAGGCGTTTATTTACCAAGACCACGAAGCTCATATCAAGGTACATACCAGCGCTATGAATGACCCACTTGTTCAACAACTTATTGGGCAAAACCCACAAGCTCAGGCAATTATGGGTTCAATGCAGGCACATATCGCTGAACACGTCGGCTATGCTTATCGTCAGAAGATTGAGATTGCTCTAGGTATTAGCTTACCAGGCGAAGAAGACCAGTTGCCAGAAGCTATGGAGAAAGAGATTAGTCGTCTCATGGCTGAAGCTGCTACGCAGGTATTGGCAGAAAGTCAAGCTCAGGTTGCACAGCAACAAGCCCAGCAAAATGCTCAAGACCCAGTTCTTCAAATCCAGATGCAAGACTCAGCCACTAAGGCTAAGGAAGCAGCGATTAAAGAGAAGAAGGTCATGGCAGATGCGGCGGCTAAGGCAGACGAGATACGTATTAAAGAAGAACAGATTGCATCAACTGAGCGTATTGCTGGTATGAATGCACAACTTAAAGTTATCGAAGATGGCAAGAACCGTGAGTTCAAGCTTAAAGAAAAAGAAGTAGCTGATAAGTTCAAACCAACTAAGGAGTAACACATGCAACTAGAAACGATGGGCTTTATAACTGCATTTCGAGACAAAATTCGCGTTGATATGAACAATTTTACAGATGACATGGCCAGCGGACAGTGCGTTGACCATGCCGCCTATAAAGAACTGTGTGGGGTAATTCGAGGTCTAGCCTACGCAGAGCGTCACCTACTTGACCTCGCTGACAACATAGAGAAAGCTAACGATGAGTGAAGCTATAGCATTACCTGAAACGGATTTAATCCTGCCGCCGGGTGTAACAAAAGCCCCAAAAGTGGATGAAGAGTATGAAGCGGCTGAAGACAAGGCAAAAGCACTACCTGACCCTAAAGGTTGGCGTCTTTTGTGTGCGTTAGTTGAGGCTGGCGATACCTATGAAAGTGGCATTATCAAATCTGATGTAACGCTTAAAACAGAAGAAATTACTTCACCTGTTTTGTTCGTTGTAAAGATTGGTCCTGATGCTTACAACGACACCGAGAAGTTTCCAGACGGTGCTTGGTGTAAACAAGGCGACTTTGTAATAACACGTCCATATACCGGGACGCGCCTTATGATTCACGGTAAAGAGTTTCGCCTGATTAATGATGACCAGGTTGAAGCAACAGTCGAAGACCCACGCGGTATTACCCGCGTTTAATAGGAGATAAATATGCCAGATGATGACTACAAATTTCCTCATGAAACTGAGGAAGAAGCGTCTAAAAATGATGATAACGATATCGAAATTGATATTTCGGGCGAATCTGATGTGTCCATTGAAATTGAAGATGACACACCTGAAAGAGACCGCAGAGCAAGACCACTAAGTCGTGAAGTTGAAGACCCGTCTGACGAGGAAATCGAGAATTACACACAAGGTGCTCAAGCCCGTATCAAGGAGCTAACACACGCAAGACACGACGAAAGACGAGCCAAGGAAGCAATTTCCCGTGAAAAGGAAGAGCTTGAAAATATGACTCGGGCTATTTTGGAAGAAAATCGTCGCCTTAAAGAGTATGTAAAATCAGGTGAAGCAACTTACATTGAGACTTTACAAGCTAAAGCCGAAGCTGAGATGGAGATGGCGCGCCGTAAATACAAGGAAGCACAAGAGTCTTACGATTCTGATGCTATGCTTGATGCGCAAGAATCTTTGACAGATGCTAAGATGAAATTAGAAGCTGCAAAAAATTTCAAGCCTACCCCTTTACAAAACCGTGAAACTGATGTACAAATACAACAAACGTCTCCTGAAGTTCAAAAACCGGACGAAAAAACCATGCGCTGGATGGCAAAAAACCAGTGGTTCGGTACTCCAGGATACGAAGAAATGACGGCCTTTGCTCTAGGGCTGCACCAAAAACTAGTGGCTACCGGGGTAGACCCCCGCTCAGATGAATACTTCGAACGTGTAAACGGTCGCTTAAAACAGGTGTTTCCAGAAGTCTTTAATGACGGACGTGACACAGGTACGGTTAAGGCTGAGCCGAATAAAAAACCTGCGAATGTTGTGGCTCCTGCCACCCGTTCATCGGGTGCCAAGAAAGTAATCAAACTTACTGCTACTCAAGCTCGTCTTGCAGATAAGTATGGTTTATCACACAAACAATATGCACAGGAAGTTTTAAAATTGGAGGCTCAAAATGGCTAATAACCGCACACCTCGGGACTTAGAGACCCGCGAAAAAACTCAAACTCACTACGAGTACAAACCTGCAAGCTCTTTGCCGGACCCTACACCAGACCCAGATTATGATTTTCACTGGGTAGCTATTGAGATTAATGGACAGCCAAACGCTACCAATTTGTCTCAAAAGCGTCGTGATGGTTGGGAACCAGTAAAAGCCGTTGACCACCCTGAACTTGAGATTAGTGGCAATAAGGACGGTAACGTAGAAATTGGTGGATTACTTTTATGTAAGAAACCAAAAGAAATGTCTGAAGCCCGCAAACGCTATTTTGAGCAAAAGTCTCAAAATCAAATGGAGTCTGTGGACAATAGCTTCATGCGTAACAGTGATGCTCGTATGCCTTTGTTTGCTGATAGAAAAAGCACAACAAGTAAAGGCGGCGGGTTTGGTAATGGTAATACTTAACTTTTTTTAATTTAATTTAGGAGTTTTATAATGGCTTATCCAACAGTCGATAAACCCTACGGCTTTCAGCCAATTAACTCTGTAGACGGCAAACCTTATGCCGGCGCTAT